TGCTTTTTCGCTTAATGCAGACTGCTGCATATAATACACTATTGTTTGAAAAACAGACTGTTTAAACGCTTCTGCTTGTTGAGCAATAACGGGATGAGCATTGCCGCCAATGTTCACGATCCTATCTGTCGCTGTCTTTGCCCAAAACTCAATGTCATGGCCTTTGTTTTGAGTAGTCGATACCTCAAAAGCGCCTAACTGTATTTGTACTGCATTATCCATTACGTTGTTTTAAGAGCCTTTTGACCTGTGCGATATGCATCAGTACGATTATAACCATCACCTTCCATCTTCAGTTGGCCTAGCGCCGTTTCAAACTGCTGTTGATACAGTTGGATCAGATCTGGCTCACCCTTCATAAATATGTATGCTTGCATCAAAGCGCCATACAACAATGCATTGTCTGCATTTGTACCCAGCCAGCTTGTACCATCTGACGAAACAGTAATTGACTGTGGCTCATAAAAATAATGAAGCTCTACGGTGTAACTAGAGTTAGGAGTAGGGCCGACTATGAACGATGATTCGTTAAACTGAGCATAATACTTTGGCGCAGCGGTGGTTGAGGCAACAGGATATAGCTCTCGAATAAAGTTAACATCCTTAAAAATCAAGAAGTTATATCCAGAATTGTCATACGCAAGTGAGTACGGATATAAAAAGTCTGATGGGACAGTAAGATACTGATTGCCTGATGTCAGTGTGCCAGTAACATTCTTTCTAAAGTCTGGTAACTGAATTGTTCTAAGTATTAACTGCTCTGTTGTTGTTATAAACAAAGCAATGTTATTAGAGAATGTTGTTTCGTCATTCTCTGTGTAATCTTTGATTGCTTGAGTAAGCGTTGTAAATGTCCATGCCATTAGCTTGTCACCACTGTTACTCGGCCTATTTCACCAGTAATATCTAAGCCAACGGTTCTTGATCCAAGCTCGGTAATGCCGCCACCTACTGGATCAAATGCACCAAGAATCCTGCTTTCTTCTAGCGCAGTATCTGGTCTAGGATTTCTTAATGCCTGCGGGTCAGACATCTTCATGCGGCCTAGCTCGTATTGCGGGTTGTCTTTATCCAAGACATCAAAACCAACACGAAATCCCGTATCCCTACCATCCCTAATAAGAGGCACAAGATCTCTAAGGGCGTATCGAAACCCTGTTACATCACAAAACCCGAAGGCGTGTTTGCCTCTAGCATAAACACTCAATATCTATATCCCCCCGGTACAAAGAACAAAGACTCTTTGCCTCGATCCGCGTCTACAGCTTGTTGCCACTGCTCATCATAAAGCTGCTTAAGCAGTCCAATACGATCCTGCAACTCAGGTTTTTTCAACGCAACATGATACGCAAGGCCAGCAACAAGGCATGGCAAAAACCTAGATGGCACTTCTGGGTTGTCTGATCCAACAGATCCTGCATCTGCTATACGCTCTATATAATAGAACTCCAACTCATACGGCTCTGTTGAGTCTGGAACAGGCCACAGATTTACCGAGGACACAGTGTCTGATTTCTCTAACCAAAACTGAAGTGGCTTAGATTGAGTTAGCTTATTGGTAAGATGTGAATACTGCTTCACAGATATTCGGGTAAGGTTTTGGTCTACCTGACGGGCTGTACTGCCACTATTAGTGCGTATAAACGCCTCAACAATATCCAGTATCTTGCCATCTAGTGAATAGCGGGATGTCCCAGCCGTTAACGACTGAGACCCACTTTTGATTGTCCACAAATTTAATCCACGATTCTGCCACTCCAGAAACATCAAATTCATGCTTCTACGAGCAGTTCGGTAATCATAGCCGGTCTTTAGCTCAGAGCCTGCTCGCTCAAACGCTTCCTCTACCGCATCACCTAAATCAAGATCAAATGTGTAAGTAGACATCTAACCGTTCTTTGGCTTCTTTTGACTTCCGCCACGCATCCCTACTGGGCGCTTCTTCATAACACCAGCTTTTTTCATGGTGCCACCTTTCATCCCGGCTGGACGCTTTTTCATTACGCCAGCTTTCTTAGCGGTGCCGCCTTTCATTCCGGGTGGACGTTTCTTCATAACACCAGACTTTTTCATGGTGCCGCCCATTGCTTTTGTAGGTGCTTTTTTCTTTACACCTGCCTTTTTCATGGTTTTTTTACGCATGTTATCCCTCTATTAACTCGTTATAGAATGATTCTCTTAATTGAAATACATGCGGCGGCTCATCATCTCCAAAAACAAACGAGTAATAATCTGTATTTTTTAGCTTATGTACTGCGTTTTGTAAGTCTTCTAGTCGCTGTATGTACAACATTGCATATGAAATCTCATTAAGCTCTTCAAAAACATCTGACTCAATAGCTTCATTTGCCTCGTCATCAGGGTGTGATCCCATAATCCAAAGATCTCGATCCCCAAAAACACCGTTACTGATCGCATAGTTCAAAGCCTCTACACGATCATGGAACTCTTCTGCACTCTCCTCATACTCCAAATCAACCACGATGTGTATGCGATACCTATCATCGTAGCTTTCAAGTGACTTAAACACATCTAAAAATGATGTAGTGCGTTTAAACGTCATAAGGACTTGATGAGCGTCCCAAGTCTTTTTAGCGTATGGACATGCCGACATGCCGCCTAACTCTTTACTTGGCGACTCCAACGTTTGACGAGACCATTCTCTTACTTCCTGACGAATGGACTCTTCAACATCAAATCTACTTAGGCTGTCTAGCTGCGCCATATCCGCGCCGTTTTGCCTTATCTTTGACGGAGCCGCCACCCTTCATCTTACCTATTCCATCCGCAGCATAAAAAGGCACCATTTCTCCACCTTTTTCCACCATCCTCAATGATCCGCCATCCTTCATTTCTGGGGTGCCATCATCACTTCTTGGGATATATCTAAAACGAGATTTTTTTCCATTAACAGATTTATTTCCGCTTACGGGATTACCATCACTGTCGATTGCGGTTTGCCCTTTATTTTCTGGAGACACAACTCTGCCAGACTTTTGATCTCTCATAGCAGGCAAGCCATACATTCGATCTCTCATAGCAGGCGATGTGTTAGGATAAAATCTTCTATTGGTGTCATACTCTTCAGGGTCTCGAGGAGTGGGTTTAAAATCACCCATTGCATCAACAGCGTTTGGATTTTTCTCAGATTTTTTCCCGGTTTCTTTTCTAGGAATATATCTAAAGCGAGACTTTTTGCTTTCTTCCATTACCCTACAACCCTTATTTCTCTATAGAGACCCTTAGCAATTGCCTTCAATGCCTGCGTAGGAGTGTTCAAAAACCTTTCTAACGGCATTTCGTGGGCAAGAGGTATCCTTGATAGGGTCTGAAAAACAACTGCGTCCTCGGCCTCATTAAGCGTTGTAGTGACCCTGACACGATCAAGCGGATCAGAAAAACTATGGAAACAATCAATAATCTTGTTATCAAATTGCTTTCTAGTAGTGCTATCCATAATGCTTAATCACACTCATGCATACGTTATAAACGTCACCATCTGAGTGGGCCACCGTAGTAAACATAATGTCGCCGGTAATGCCACTTCCTGCATTATTAGGTATGCCATTAAACTCACTAAAGTCTAGTTCATCTGCATAGTCAGCATTTAACTGCCAAGCTAATACATCAGTGCTTGCATCAAAAAATATCTTTACACCCATGCCAATGGTGGTGTACCAAATCTTTTCGATAGTAACTTTAGTGCAAGAAGCGCCCGATACAGGATCTTTTGTAAGAGCAGAGACATCTATCTTCTTGACCGCTGCCTCTCCAGACCCATCACTTACATTAGTAAAGCGAAATATCGCTTTCCTAGCGCCATCTTGTATTGTCTGTGTAGCTACTGCATCAGCCATGACTGCCCCCTATTACGCTATCTGAACGTACTCAATGATGAACGTAAAAGAACCAGCGGTGGTCGCGTCAACAGTGTTTGTGATGTTGCAGAAGATGGTTCTTGCAGCAGAAGTGTACTGAACAGAAGCAGGAGCCGTAGTGCCACTTTGCGTCTGAGTCACAAGCGTTGTTGTGGTTACGTTGTGCTCAACAACAGTAGTGCCGCCATCTAAGATCTCATCAGTCACTGCCGCAACAATCTGTGCGCCAGAGCTAGATGTACCAACCTCATAACCAATATCACCTGTACCAATAACTGGTGAGGTGTCACAGAAGATCTTAATGTCAGTAATGATTGTGTTTGCAGGCTGAGTGAACTCACCAATAGATGGGCTGTCACCTGCCGTGGTATTGACTGTAACGCCAGTAGCAAAA